CTAATCTGGCTTATTCCAAAAAATCACTTCATTTTCTGCGTTAAAGCCTGCAGCTTTTTTCTCTGCACTGCGTTTATAGACATAGATCCCTAGAACAGATAGTCCCACAGCCCAGATTGCACTTAGAGAGCTCATCGCATTTATAACCAGCGCTGCTTTAGCTGTCTCAAATACCAAAATATATGCAATTGCAAACATTTGCGCCCCCCAACTAAGCGCCATGATATAACCAAAAGTAGGACGCATACGCCGTACATACTGATCACCTGAGGCGATTTCTTCTCGTAAGGATTTATTCACTTGCTCAATATTCGCCCGCACCTCATCCGACCTTATTTGAATCATTTTCTCAATATGATGGTTTGCCGCATTGATTTGATTCACAGAAATGCGTCCACGATCTATTTCACTTTCAACTTTTTTGAGCGCATCAGATGCACCTTTAGCTAATGGATTATCTAGCTCTGTTAATGCCGAGCTTAAAAAAGACACTAAAAACGGCACACCCAAGTTCGCAATCGCTGCCCCTAACATCTAACCTCCTACTAGTTTATAAAATGTATGCGATCCGATATGCGCACACGGTTCTTCCCCGCGCGACCAATACGGAGATATAGATTTTGCGTGATAATGAGTAGCGCCGCTCGTGTTATCATCTAGCTGATTGATTAAAATGCGGCGAGCAATCCTCAGGGCACTCGCGAAATAAATATCCGCCTCATCCACGGCTTGTAGTTTTTTAAAATTAGGATCGGAGCGGTTCCAGCAGCTAAATTGATAAGGCTTTTGACAAACCTGAATAATATTACTCCCCCACCAGAAACCGTTTTTTAGCTCCGCTATTTTCACACGGTTAAGAATTACATTCGCGACAGCCCGCATCCCTTCAAGCCCTTCGCCGCGAGCTTCGCCCCATATTGTTCTGGCGAGAACATCCGCTTCTAACCGTTTATAGAACTCACGCGCATCTTTTGTTTCGGGCACATCTTTTCCGCCCACCGCACTTAGCGTTGGTTTTGACATGATTTTCTCCTTATTATTTTCAAGTGGTTATGTGGTTTTTGCACTAATGGCTTCGGCCTTTAACGCCGTTTTGTCTAGCTTAGCTTCTATTCTGAGAAGATGCTGAACCAGCCGCGTTTCCAGTTCACGTAAATCAGAATGTGAAGCATAGCTTTTGGCGACCTCCAGTTTAAAACTATGCAAGGCCTCTTTAAATTGTTCGCTGCGGTGATCTAACTGCGATTGCAAGTGATCCCGCGCCTTTATTGCCTCTTGACGCGTTCGCCAAATAAGCCCCAATAGCGCCGTCATTGCCGGTAGATCAACGACAGTAATCCACCAGATCAATCCCTTAGAAATCTCTTCCATTTTAAATCTTTCTTAATGAAAATATTTGATAATGTTCTCATGAATAATTTGTTTACACGTCATAATCGGTTTTCGCTCTATGAGCATTTGCGCCGTCCATCCAGCGCAGAGACCCGCGCTTGTGTAAACGATGAAGACGACAAGGCTGCTGCGCCAACGCCCCAGCAACCGCATCAAGAGAATCGTCTCGATATTTAGAGCCGCCAACAGGCCTCCATTCCTGCATTTCTGTTATAAAACTGGTTTTTAAAACCTGCTTATGCACGCTCAAAAGCTTAGCCGCCATTAATGCATCAAAAGCCTCTAGTATCCTTTGCTCTTTATTTTGCGACTGCGATTTTTCGATAACTGTGCACGGCGCTCTAGCCTTTACTAGCTCATTCCTTAGGATTGAAGGCAAAAACTTACCCAGACCATTTGTTTCAACCGTTAAGGATGGTAGATAATGTTCTTTGGCATGCTTTGCCACTAGAGCGCATTGCTGCGTGGCTGCGTCAACATTACTATTCTCATCCACCTCAATAAAGGCAAGCTTATGAAGATATAAGCGCCCGCCTTCATCAGCAAATATAATAGCCAAAACACTTTTATCCCCATTGGCACTTCCATATGACGGATCCCAAAAGGCACTTGCCGATACCATTTTTTTACCGCCTATAAATAAAGCTCCTAGCTCTGGTGTGTAATCTAACGGCTGATCATATGGGACAAGCAAATCAGGATTTAAACGCCCTTCAGCAATATTTATAGGCTTAAGCATCATTTGTGATGCAAACCTGTTTGGACCCGCATCACGCTTTAGCTTTTCAATCGCTGGCTTACTATATCGCTCTGGCCAATTACACTGCCCTAGGTCATCCAAAAGCGGAAGCAGCATGCGTTGATAATCTGCTAAAAAGGCTTCATCCTCGCCTACCTCCTCACGCGGCTGCTCGGCATAAATCGTATAGTAGCTATGCGGCGTACCGACATATAGGATTGAGCCGCCCTGAAGTAGAACATAGTTCATTTCCCCCAAACGTTCCCTGAGGGTCTGCCTTTTATCGGCGCTATCCGCTGTATTGGGGACCTCTACATCATCACAGATAATAATGTCCGCACGCGAGCCAGTGATATTGGCGTGAATTCCTTTTGCCATCATTGATGGNTCACGCAGTTCAATCGTTCTTTTCAGAGTAAAACGCTCTGCTCCCCATTGATCAACCTTATCGGGCTTTAGATGTTTTGATAACGGATGCTTTTCAATTATTCGCTTCACATTACGAACCATCTTAGTCGCNAGCGCCAAATCAGCCGCNAGNACCAGCACACGTAAATTAGGATTTTGATACAAAAGCCACGCGGCAAACAGGCCAACAATTGTACTTTTACCCGCACTCCTGAAAGCCATAAGCAAAAGCCGTTTATCTCCGCTCTTCCATCTGCATTCAAGCCAATGCGCGATCTTTATGTGATGCGCAGGCGTGCTCATACCCATTTGTTGATTCCAGATAACAAGAAACAATTTGAAATGCGCATGGGTTATCGCACTCTTACGTTTCATGAGAGCGTTCCCTTACTTTATATAAATGAATTTAAATATTACTAAGGTATTACTTAGTTATTACTAAGGTATTACTTNGTTATTACTGGGGCGTTACTGGCGTAGGCTGATGGTTTTCGATACCAGAGTCAAAAGCATATATTTTTGCAGCGCGCGCAGATGGGTCACTTAGCCCTACGGCACTTACCCGGCCTTTTGGAACACGGCAAATACGCTCAGGATTTATGCCCAAATCAACCAGATAATGAGTCACAGAATTAGCGCGCAATAATGTCTGTTTTAAATCCGCATATTTAGGCGCCTTATCAGTACCAACCTTGTCTTCGTCATATGTACCGTCCGCCGTTGCAACTACATAGAAAACAACCGAGGGATTTTCCTTCAATTCCAGAACTTTTTTAGCTGTAACTTGCTCCAAGGGCCCTTCATCAAATCCGCTTCTATCATATAGAATTGTCGATCCAACCTGACGCATATTACGCATTTTTTTCTGATAATAATCCCATTGCGCCTGATCGACTGTGATCGGTTTTTCATCAGCGCCTGCTGGCTCTTTAATCGTTTCATGATCAGTAATCGCTGTCACAGCTAATGGCCCTTTGTAACATTTGAGCACATCTTTCATCTGCCTAAATGTTTGACGCGCTTCNCTGGTGATAGGATCGCGNTGATGGATCGGCTCATGTTCGCCGGCAAACACTTCATCGATTGATGGTAATTTATTATATGCAACGGCTGCAGCAAAAGCTCCTAACAAGCCTATACCAACACCACGCCATAGCCAACGACGCTTTACATCCCCAATTGTGTCTAGATCTTTAATCACTAGCTTCTACCATTATTTAATTTTCGCGGTTTTTATCACGCCCACTCTCATTATGTCAAGGAGTTTAGCTCCTGCTGAGCGCGTTCAATCATTTCAGACATTTGCTTTTGTTTGTCTTGATCCTCTATCTGGGGATCAGGCAACTCTGCCCAGCGCGCGAGCTTAAGCAACAGCTCAATATGTGCGATCGCAACCTTACATGCATCGTGATGCTCTTTGAAGGTTTTAGGCGTTATAGCTTCATTCTTTGTGATCTGGTCCTGTGTAAAATAGCGATACGATTCAAGTGCGACACTAATTGCTTCGGGTAAAAAACATGCGATATCCTTTCGGGTCTGCGTTTCAATAGAAGCCATATCCCCTCCCACTAATTTAAAACTTATTGACGATGTACCACTGCGCTCCGTTACTCACTACTGTGATAGCGTTATATTGTGAACTTAGCGGCTGCGCATATCCATCCGGCCCTGCGCCGCCCTGTTCACTAACTGTAATTGTGTTTGATGATGGGTCCGTCTTTTTAATCGTAACCGTACGCCCTACAGCCTCAGCCGCATTTGCCGGGGGTAAGCGTGCCGTCATGGCGCCGCCATAAGAAGACAACAAATATGTATCGGTGGCCATATCTATATCATATGTGCCGCTGCCATCATGATAACGGGTATTACCTGGCGATCTATTTGATGAAATAACAAACCATTCCGCGCCATTTGAGAGCACATTGACATAGTCATTTTCCACGCCTAAAAAGTAACTCCTACCATCTGGGCCTGCCCCTCCATCTTCTGTCACGGTAATGACATTAGCGGAGCTATCTGTTTTTTTAATCATCATCACCACACCCACAGCCTGCGCAGGTTCTGGCAATTTAACTGTTAAGGCTCCGCCGTAGCTAGAAATCAAATGAACGGAATGTGATGTGTCTAAAATCACCTCTCCACTAGTATCAATATAGCTCGTATCGTATCTATGCAATTTGGTATTTATATCGATGCAGTTAGTGCGCTGTAATGTGTTCTTATAGGGGAATCCAGCATTGTACGCGGTGTACGCGCCTCCAGATAAATCCCAAATCGCTGCGCCATCACTCACCGATAAAAGATTATAAATCACTGTTTCTTGTGAACCGCTTTCCAATTTTACATTTGGAACCTGATTAAAGCTCTCTGCATAGGGGCTTATGAGGATGGTTTCACCTGCGCCTGAGCCTATAATAAAACAGCCTTGGGCACTGCCATCTACATTGGCTTCACACTCGCTAAAGCTATTATTATAACGCCCATATTCAATATAAAAGCCTGCGCCCGTAATNGGCGCACCCAAAGAATAAGCGCGGCAAGCAATGAATTTATTCGCATTTGGTGTATCACCCGCTCCGCTTTTAGTCAGGTGAAAGCCATGTATAGCGGGCTGTTCCACGAGAACGCGTGTAAAATTGTTCCAGTAGCATGGCTTATTGGCATCCTCATAGCCATCTAGCTGCACCCCGATATTGGGCGCTATTATCGTAACATCCGTTACTGCAGTTTGTACAACAGGGCGCGTTAGCCCGAAGAGCCTAATTGCTATATCACTACCTTCGATCCTGAGCCCCCGTACGTTGACATGATCTTCTACGATCTCTAGCGCATTGAAACTCTTGTCTGCACAGACAAGAACGGATGAGGCTCCTAAACCAAAGAGAGTTTGACGTGCCTTTAAACGGAGCGTTGCATTAATGCGATAGCGTCCTTCGGGTACAAAAATAGCATCATGGGAAGCTAAAGCGGATAGAATCGCATTCGTATCATCCGCGACACCATCGCCAATAGCGCCAAAGTCTTTAATAGATACATAATCAGCTAATTTCGAATTCAACTCACGGGAAACTGCGCCATTCCCGCCAATAATGTAGTCTTTAGATGATATTGTAGAATCAAGTTTTAGAGCAACAGGGTCTCCATTTGAGTCAAAACCCAGCACTTTTTCAGCTCTTTCCCCGCGATTTGGAAGCGTATTATTCGATGGCTCCTCATGATCTGCGTAGCGTAAAACATGCCTATCAGATCTTTCAATCTGCTGCATCGATGCGACCATATAATCCAGTTCGTTATTAATAGTCGCCGCGCTAAAATCTCCCCCCTCAATAAAGTCCGTTATGCGCTCAATCGGCAACTCACGTTTTAATGTGATTTGCTGTCCATCGGCTGGGGCGGTATCAAAGATAATATTCCCCCCGGCTGTTTCTCCTGCTCCAGAAATATCAAAACCGCTTTCACGTTTGGCCGCTCCGAAATATACTGCAAGATCTTCACTTGCAAAAATTGGGAAAGGGAACGCAAATTCTGTACGGCTTCCGTTTCCAACATACCTAACGATTGGTTCGACCGCTGGCATTTTGATATGTTCATCACCTTGATCAAGCATGATGCGTACCTCCATATTTAGAAATGTAAAAAGTATTTTGCTGCCGCTTAGAGCAATGTGTCATTTAGGCGCTGACGCTGGCGCAGCTGCGTTCGCTGCAAAACGTTCAAGCTGCTTTGATTTGCAACATCAAGATCGAGCGCTGCATTCAAAAGCTGCGCCCGCCTAGCATCTTGTGCACTTTCAACGTCATTTCCCTCAAACATTCCCAGTAGTACAGCCTCGGAAGATCCGCTATTTGAGCTTAAACCGCTCCCGCCAAAATTTGCACGCTGCGCTGCGACTGCGCGCCTTAACGCTCTTTGACGATCTTCTTGCCTTGCTGCGTTATCTGCGTCTATACGCGCCCGCTCTAAAGCGGCTTCACTTTTGGCTTGCTGTAAGTTTATATTTTGACGCTCCTGCAACTGCTGCAACGCTAATTCTTGCTGACGCACTGCCTGCCCATTGCCACTTATATTTTGAACAGTGCTGGCAATCTGGTTTACTGTACTAATTGTTCCAGCAATTTGGCTTAGTCCAGATGCTATTGGTGTGATTGCTCCCATCTGTATCTCCTTCTTCTATATCTAATCATTGACTTTGAGCTGCGTTGTGACAGATAGCAGCGTAAAACTCAGCGGTGCAGATTGCTCAATGCGCCATAANGGCTTAGTCGCATCTTCCGCCCAGCCAAGNGCCCGCACTTTGACATCTCCNCTGACCATTGGCGGCGGNGCATCCAGCACTTCATCTTCNCCTANCTGACGTAGAGCGATATCCTTTAGACCGCGCCCAACATCCAAACGCAGGCTTTTCGTATCTTTGAGCCTAAACAGCCCTTCAATTAATCGAACGCGCCTGCCGCCCCCTGCTGCGCCAATTTCGCTAGGTGGCAAAGGTTCAATCACATGTGTGAAGGCTAAGCCTACTTCGATATCACTCACCGCTTTGGATAAGGTGATTTGACCAGAGCTAACAGCTTGAGCTGGATGAACACTGCCGCCTGCCACAATTGATACGGCCCTCCCCTCCAGATGATTAAGACCGCTCCACTGTGCGGAGGCACTGCTAATTTCACCAGATAAGGCCGCATCCAAATTGAGATCATCATCAAGTAACTCGATAAAATATGCACCAGCGCGCTCAATCAGCATATAAACCTCTTCACCAACAACAGCGACAGACTTTACCTGTCCGCTCGTATCATGCAGGGTCCATGCGGACACGGCTTCGGCTCTAAAGACCGTAAGCGCTGCAAATTTTCCATCGCCCCTCACTACGAATAAAAGCCTTCGTTTAGGATCATAATCCATATCCAGCGGGTCAAAGATCATATGCTTTGAAAGCAGCGCCAGATCACTTGATTGGTAGGCTTGTTCTATATCGGTATAGATAAATTCTTGGATTTGCTCTTTATTACGCGCGATAAATAATGTCGCGCCATCAACCGTTACCGGGCGAATATGACGATCAATCACTGATCCAATACGGGTTTGGCGGCTTATCTGTACATTGCTCGGGGTAAGCGGTGTTCCCGTTACCATCCATTCAGCGCCGCTTGTAAAAACCTGCAAGTGACGGCCAGAGAAAATCCCGCGAATAGCGTTCACCTGATCAGAGAGGATGGCGAACTCAATCGCTTCGTCATCTAGCCCGTCTCCTAAATCAAAATTAAACAGATCACCCGATTTTGAAAACCACAGGCGATTGGGTAAATCCCGCGATCCTCCGATTACCAAACGGTCTTGATGAAAAGCTACAGTCGCAGGGTACCCCCGCGCAGCGCTAAACGCTTGTTCGGCCCAATCGATTGTTGGATCAGTATTCGCTAAATCCTGATATAGCGTCGCGGTGACCACAGTTGGCGATTCAAAATCCGTTATGATGGCCTGCGTCTCCCCAATTCTTAGCCGTACGCCTTCATGGTCTTGCGAGAAAACAGGTTCGGATGATGTGAGCGTGATCTCACCGCTTAAGGCACTTGGGCTTAACGTCACTTCNGCTGATACAAATTTATAATAGGGCTGAAAGACACTGTTTTCGTTGCTAAAGAAATCCCAATCACTCAGCGCCCATTCATTCTCACTTCTTCGCGTCAGTGTTTTGGGCGGTGTATCGGGGTGAACAAGCAGCAAAGTATCAGCGCTTTGCGTCCAAGCGATTTGTTCAATCTGCTCGGCACTCCAGGGCGCATCTAAACTATATTCCAGCGTAGCGCCTGCATAGATATCAATCTTATGATCTGTAATCACAAGGAGGTAATTTTGCTGGGTGTTAAATTCAAAAGCGATCAGCTTACCACTACCGCGCGCTGTATCAATATAACCCAGCCCCGCGCGGCGCGTCACACCGCCAGTGGGCTTGATGAATACATTCCTAAGTGCAAGCGCACCATTTTCGTAGGCACGCAAATCACCACGCCCCAGCAAATCATTCGACACTTCACCCGCGGTGAAGGTCGTTTTCACATCTCTTATTCTGGTCATTTTTCTACCCTCTTACATCCACAAGGCTAAAACGCTCTATGGCGCTTGGGGTGTCTTGCTGCGCGTCGATTTGACGAGCACGCTCATATTCGCGCTCCGCTAATCTATGATGCGTTTCAGCGCGTGAAGTACTTTCCGTCACAGGGATAGTAAACTCAGCTGATAAGCGCGAAATAAGCGCCTGATCGAAATATGGCGGAAACTCGCTTTCATCGGGTCTAAAGACATAGGTTAATATCACTTCCGGTGCATTTGTATGAAGATGGCCACGGCTAATACGGTATTGAAGCCCGCGCCCTTTAGACCCCTGTCCAGCGGATAATGCGCGTAAGTAATCCTGCGGCAATGCGAAGGCATAAGTGTAATCAGCGGCTGGGCTTTCCGCCAAGCGCGTCAAGGCGACCTGCCCCGTTGCAAACCCCCACGCATAGGCAGAAAGGAGCGCATCGCGAACGGGTGCATAAAGTGCTCCAGCGATCTCAGCCTCGGCTGAACCGTCATTAAAATCTGTAATTGGTTTTGCGCCAATACGTATTAAAGCGCGGCTACAAAGGGCAATATCATTTAGTGCCATTTTTCTATCCTCTAAAAATTTAAAAATAAGGTGAGCAGCGCCTTAAAGCCCCCAATAGAGCTAAGGCGCTGCTCGGTATTTGATATTGATCGCCACACATCAGGCGAGACCATACGAGCGCAAGAGATATAAGGACGCCCCGATAAGGAGCCGCGCTTCCAGTAGATCTATAACGTTTAAGTGTGGTGGGATGATCTCAGCGAAATCATGCTTTATATTTAAGCATAGGCTGAAATCGTAACGCTTGAGCCTGATGCACTCACAACGACATAGAACTGCGTTGCGGGCGTGNCATCAATATCAATATTCGCAATGATTAGGTCTCCAGCTCTGAGCATATCGACAGCTTTGTCGAAATAGCCAGATGTCGTGACATCGGCGTCTGATGTTACAAAATGCCAAAGAGTGAAATTGTTAGCGTATGCGAGGACGCTTAAATCTGATGCTTGATAAGACATGTTTTATTTCCTCTTTTTAATCTGGTGTTTCGTCGCACTGAATAGTGATAATGCCGGCTTCATCAATAAGACCTGCACCTTGGCTCATCATGTTGTTCACAAAATGCGCTGCGCGGTCGCCGTGCCATGTCACATCCGTTTGCACATCACTGGCCGAAGCATGACCAATCGCTGTTTTGTGATACCAGTAACAAGAGCGCACATCATTACCATCAATTGGCAAACCAGAATGCGGGATAAAGACTGTGCCCAAGAACATTTTAGCCTGCGTAACACTAGAAAATGGTAGCGCATCAGCGCCGATATAATCTGCGTTTACGAACTCATCGATTGAAAGTAGCTCACTCCACTGTTTCCAGCCAACGATACAAAAACGCTGACCATCATCAGGGATATCTGCTTCACCGAAAAGCTCAAAAGCTTCGAGAATTTTAGATTTAGTCATGCCAATATTGCTATCGCTGATAACATTCGCTGAGGCATTATCAAGTGCATCTATTATGAGTTCATCTGTTTTACGGCCTAACGCACTTGCACCAGCATTGGCAATAACTTGGCGTTCATCGATATTGAGCTTTAGTTCATCCAAGCGATCAATCCAATCGCCTGCATAGAAATCCTGCATGACAACCTCAACACTCGTGTGCTCTAAGTTCATAACAGGCACCATGCCATGTGTTGATTTTGTACTGGCCGTTCCCTTGCCAACCTTTTGAAAAACGGCAGATGATCCATTTACATCTGAAATTGTGCGCACAGTGTTTCTTAACTTTGAACCCTGACGCTGGTAGGCCTCATGCACTTCGCGTTCGAACTGCTTGATGAAGGCCTGATCTATTGTTGTAGACATAGGCTATCCTTATTAATACTTATGATTGAAAAAAAATTAAAGGTCCGCGAACCTTAATTATGGTTAACGTCAGAAAATAACGGCCATTTAAACGGAATTTTAACGGAATTTTAACGGGCAGAGGTCTGTTATCCGGATGTTTTTTTTATAGCAACAACACTAATATATCGCTTTCAGATACATTTGTGGTGTATATAACCAGATTATAGGAATAACTTCCCATACAGTCAAGTGGTTTTTTTTAGAAAAATACTATATCTTATAATGAAAGTTGTATCGCAGCTTCTCTATTCAAAATTGCCTTAATTATGACACAATTTTCGTTTACATATCGTTAACAAGCAGAATAAAAACTGCATTATATTAGAAAATGCGCAAAAAAGACGCAGGGAGATAAGATGCTTTTTACAGATTTAATAGCTTCTTTAAAAGCAGAGAATAACAATTCAGAATACGAAGTTAAACGCCGCCACACTCGTCGTGACGGTGATCATTGCGTTGCTGTCATCGACGGTAGTATCTACCCTGTACAAAATTGGTCAATGGGTGGGACACTTATCCGAGCAGATGAACGCCTTTTTGGTGTAAATGATGAAATCCCGGTTACTATGAAGTTTAAACTTGGTAATGGTATTCGTGACATTCCACAACTTGCCAGAGTTATCAGAAAATCACATGGCCGTATCGCGCTTCAATTTGCCCCATTGACACAGAGTACTCAGCGTGTTTTCCAGCGTGTCATTAATGACTGCATGTCTACTGAGTTTGTTGAATCTCAAATGGCTTAAAATCGTAGTGATAGGCGCAGCAACGCTCGCACCTATCACAGACCAGCTTATTTCATATAAATATTCTGAAACCCTTGCGTAACTTTTTCAATAAAAGACGGGTCACGATCACGCCAATATTTTGGATCACGCATCATAGAGCGTAAATCTTTTTCATTTAAGCTTACATCTTTAGCATCCGAAGCGCTGACACCCAGCACAGGCTCGCCCGTTTGCATCATACGGTTTAGTGACATCACACCATCATATGAACTCGCGAGTGTTTCCAAGACATCAGCAGGCAAAGTGCGCTGACCATAATTCAGAAGCTGTTTTGCAACCTCCTCCCATTTTTCTTCGCCGCCAAAATGCTCTACAAGTTTTTCAACCTCACGCTCAGCTCGCATATCACTCACAAGCTCCCTGATCATAGGCATCATTCTTTCAGCAGCTAAATCATAGACCTCTTGTGCCTGATCTTGTGTAAATCCCCTCGCATGTAAACGGCTATTAATTTCTGTATCAGGCTCAAACAAGCCATGATTACACGTAATATTATAATCTTGCGGCGTTTTGGGTGCACTCGAACGCGTAGACATCTTTTTTTCAAGTTCTTGATATGAGCCTAATAGCGCCTCAAGGCGAATAGCTCCTGTTTCTGGGTTTTTAAATTTCTCAGGAACACCNGCAGGGTCCATCTCTTCAACGAGCAAATTTGCCATCGTCTTTCTCCTTTGTTTCAATTTTATTTGNGTTGTGTTTATGTGCCTAAAACTAGCCGCGCTTACCACGATCNATCATGCGCAAAATCGTTGCGACCATTGATCGNTGCCCTTCCATATATCTNAGCTGCTGATCTGCCGCTTCTGGCCCTAGAGCCCTTTGAAANGTTACAACTTGNAAATGCGCGAGCACCTTTTGACCATCATCACTAGCAAAAAGGCGTGCATANGCCTTCTCTATCTCACGTGCCTCCATCTTTGCGATATCTGGTGCACTGTGNACTAAGCTGTCTTGCGCNTNATCAATCGGTAGCGGGCTTTCGGTTTTTAAAATGTCAAAAATCATGACACTTCTCCTTGCTGGGTTAATGGTTCAGATAAGTTATTTGAGAGTGTTTCAAGCGGCAGCTCTTTGCGTATTAAATCACTGGGTACACCTAGAGCATCCCCTAAGAAACGGGCAGCTTCTGGTAAGTTAATTGCGGCGGAGGCTTCTGGCCCCATAGCCAGCACTGATGAAATCCAGCTTAGTGTATTTTGAACATTGCGCTGACCTTGTGATCTTGCAAGTGGGGAGCGGTAATCTACCATAACCAAACGCCCATCAAGCGCGATATCAGGTATTTCTCCACGGCGCTTTAAGATCGAAAAGGCGCGCTTAATAAGCGGCGTTAAAAGCTCCGACTGTAAGCGGCCATAGGTCGCTCCCAGTAAAAGTGACATTTCTGCACTGCGTTCAATAACTTCCGTAGCNCTCATCCGCGGNCCTGTAATANCGCCCAGCTTGTCGGCCAGCNNAGCNTGACGAATGCGCGCTTGTAGGCTATCAAGTACAAGTTGNGAGATATCAAAGCGCCCCGGCATGTCTAGNGGTTGAAGNCCTTTAGAACCAATCGCTTTNGGNATGATACTGCCTGGTGTNAATTCGATATTCGCAGGGTTTAGTACGCCATCATCATCGGCTTGCCAGATGCCTGTGACAGCAATCGATGCATTTTTAAGGATCAGCTCAACCACCTTATTCGCGGTTTTAATATCTGGTAGCGCCTTCATAACAGGGGACCGGCCGTAAATTTCACCCGGACTCTTAATCCAGCGAAACGAGATTACAGGCGCGGTTTCAAACGTTCCGTGTGCAATTAATTCTGGAGCGCTCATATCCTCCATCAAAATTGCATAATAGTTATATTGCAATCCATTTGGCACAACGGCTTCGAGAATTTTAAATTGTTCTTGAGGGTCTTTATCGGCTCGCTGGATTAATGCTGCTGGCCATACAGCCTGCGTATATCGTGCGCGCAATTGCTCTCTTGTTAGGCTTAAGCGTCTATAAACCGTGTCCAGATAACCTCCAGCCCCTTCCTCCAACGTAACATGCGTTAACGGCGCGGAAGAAAACTTAAAAGCTGAGAGCTCACCAGTTTGAGCTTCTTCAAAATATAGGCTCGCTGTTCCCCCAACAATAAGATCGAGATAGCATTGATGAATTTCTACTGCAAAATTCGAGCGATCAAAATGATCCTGGATCGTTTTTGCTGCCTTTTCCAGTATAGGCGAGATTTTATCTGCCTCCGCCGGACTGAGATCAGGCCCGGGTTTTAATCCAAACCACTGCGACCATGTTGGCGTAAGATTTCCNAGTAANCTTGAAGCTAATTGATCAACAGCNTCCATGGCGGTTGCGTCATAAACCTTGTTTACGCGCTGCTGCCCTGCCCTTGGTACCGTTGTGAAACCACCGCGCTGCGGGAGAGCATAATCGTAACATTCATCCCATAGAGATTCCCAGTTCTGTCTCTTTTTATGCGCCGCCTCAAAACGCGAGAGGATACGCTGCGGTATATCCAGATTCATATCTGGATTTTTTTCTTGTTCTAGCATATCGGCCTACTCCCCTAATAAAGTTTTGCGTGGCTCTTGTGGCTGCAACGTTTTAAGAAGGCCGCTTAAGCCTGTTTTCACTGTGCCTAAACGCCCTCGGCTGCGCCGTAATAAATTTTGTTCGCGCTGCTGCGTAGCTGATAATTGCTCCGCTGTAGAATCATCCGATGCATTAGTTGTGCTACCTTGCGGCTCAGCCTGCACATACACAACTGCCGGCGGTGTAGCTTGGGCTGGCACTTTTGGGCGAGAACTTAAACTTCCCATGATAAATCTCCTTTATCTGTAAAAGGATGAGATAGAATTTTACTCATCCATTGCTGAGCCTTTTGAAAAAGCCCAAATTCTTTTNTAGATTTTTGATATGGATGAAGGGTTTTATAGAGCTGCCAGGGCGTAATAATCAGACGATCATGTATCCCTAATGTTCGCTTAACCGCTTCGACGCATGTAAATAAAGCAATTGGTGCAGGCTTTAACGGACGCTTTTGCTCCGCTCGAAGTGTTTTATAACCTCGCGCTTCCATCCATTGTGGCAAATCAAAGCTTGGCGGAACTTGATGTACAGTTACATCCATGAAATTTGAGAGCGGGTCAATCGTCATCCAGCGCTCACCATCATTTATAAGTATAGCGCAATGCCTAAAGCCAGGCTTAAGAAATTTGAGCCACATCATATCTGTATGACCACTAAAAATTACCCAGCATTGTTTTTTATTCATGTCTTCGATCATGGTTTCTCCTACTCTACTGTTTCAAATAATAATGCTTCTTTAACCCAGCCCACGCTCTCGATAGCTTGCGGCTCTATAATCCCCTTCTTTTCCAAAAGCGGGCTCATTCTCTCAAACGCCTCTTTCCACAAGCCATAAGCCCTCCGCTCTTTCACACGTCTTGCATCGGGTGCCATATGACGGCGTCCATAATGACGCAGTACGAGTAAGTGATCACGCTGCAGGCGGCGCTGGCGGTACAGTCTATCTAGTATTTTCAATATATCTATTGGTTCACACGGGCGGTTATACACACCTAAACCTGATGTAAAACGTGCACCGTCATTTCGTGCTTCTTGTGCGGTTATAAACCAAAACCATACTTCTTCCGCATCAGTGAAAGGATGCACATCCTTGCGAGCAGATACTGCTAACCCCTTATGATCTTTAACTTCTTCAATCCCCATATGGTTTTATTCCTTCTTTAATTTCACTTTTTGTTCTTTTTTAGAACACAAGTGTTCCCTTTATGTTCACATTTATGCTATAAAGATTTCATGAGGTCAAGGAAAAAATAAGATTTTATTCCTATTTATTTTTGTGTGTTTTTTTGGGACTATCCTCCTATGTTGACTCATTCTCAGATCTGGCAGGCGATCGACACTCTAGCCTCCAAACACGGTTATTCCCCTTCAGGCCTCGCGCGTCATGCAGGGCTGGACCCCACGTCATTCAATAAGAGCAAACGTCACAGTCCAGATGGAAAACCACGCTGGCCGTCAACTGAGAGTATTTCTAAAATTCTCAACGTGACTGAAGAAACTATGCAATCTTTCACCTCATTGATTGAAGATGAAAACCTGACAAAAGAATTTATCGCCGAAAAAACAGCGCAAATCTTATTGGATACACAGTCTGTTCTCTTTAACGCACGCGAGCCTTTCACGCTTAAATCTGGCCGCGCAAGCCCTGTTTATATTGACTGCCGACGCCTTATCTCCTTCCCAGAAGAACGCACATTCCTTATGAATGCCGCTACAAAAATCCTTAGCGAAGAAATTGGTGCAGAGAATATTGATTATGTTGCTGGCGGTGAAACTGCTGGTATTCCATATGGCGCATTTGTTGCTGATCGCTTAGAAAAGCCGATGCTCTACGTTCGTAAAGAGCCAAAAGGTTATGGCCGTATGGCGCAAATAGAAGGATGTCTTGGCGATGAATATAAACCCAAAATCATTCTTGTTGAAGATCTACAAACGGATGGCGGAAGCAAAGAAATCTTCATTAACGCCCTGCGCAATGCTGGCGCTGTTGTTGAGCATACNTTCGTTGTGTTCCATTACGGTATTTTCGCNTCAAGCGTNTCAAACATGAAAAAGATGGGCGTAAATCTNCACGCGCTCGCGACATGGTGGGATGTCCTTAAAATTGCTAAAGAGAAGAAATATTTCGATCCTGAAACCTTAGCTTCTGTTGAGGACTTCCTCAATGCCCCAGAGGTTTGGGAGAAGCCGCTGCCATGAAGCTCGGATTTTTTGCAGGACGAAAGCCCAGAGCACAGAAAGCTCTTGAAGAACTGAAAAGCCATTACGGCGCAGTACCGCCGGAAGAAGCGGATACGATCATTGTGCTTGGCGGTGATGGTACGATGCTTAGAGCTATGCATGAATTTGCTGACTATGCCGCGCCGCTATTCGGACTAAATCTTGGTACTCTTGGCTTTTTGCTTAATGAGCACCGTAAAGATGATGATGACCTATTAAAGCGATTAGACAATGCTAAACGTTTTAATATCCACCCGCTGCAGATGAGCGCAATTGATAAAGATGGCAAAGAGCACGAGCGCGTTGCGTTTAACGAAGTATCCCTACTTCGCGAGACGCATAATTCAGCCAAGATACAAATCAGCGTGAATGGCGTTGTTCGCTTAGAGGAGCTTGTATGTGACGGTGTAATGGTCTCAACCCCTGTAGGCTCAACAGCTTATAACTCTTCCGCAGGCGGCCATATTCTTCCGCTTGATTCAAACGCTGTTTGCTTGACGCCAATCTCCGCATTCCGTCCACGACGCTGGCCTGGAGCCGTTCTTCATAATAAAAGCAAAATCCACTTTGAGGTAAAAAAGCCTATAGAACGCCCTGTATCTGTGACAGCCGATTCAGATGAAGTTCGTGATATACGCGAAGTCACAATCATCGAAGCAAAGAAAATTACCAAGACGTTGCTCTATGATCCAGACAACCCTCTAGAAGAGCGTATCTTTAAAGAGCAGTTCCGCAGCTAG